TAGGAAATAAGGCTGCTGGCCAATCCCAATTTTTAACTTTCCAGTTACCATCTATAGTTTCATCACTGTCTGTGGAAACTAAATGTAATCCAGGCATTATTAATAATTCATAATAATAATATTCTCTTTCATTATCACTTTCTTTAGTAGTAACTACTATTTTATCAAAGTTTAATTCTTTTAAGTCATTTTCTGTCATTAGTTTTTTATTTTAACATTATATAATTCTTCATGATATTCTTTCCACATTGCTATAGGTACTCTATAGTATTCAGGATCATTTGAAATTGACACTTCACCTGAATCATAATAATTAAATGCAGCATTATAATCAGGGTTTTGTTCAAACCATATAGCAGAGGCTTCTTTAATTTTAGAATACCATTCTTCTTTTCTTTCTTCTGTCATATTATTTACTATTTAATTTTTTAGACTTTACTTTAACTGGCTTATCATACTTATCTAAACAAGCATTACATACCCATACTCCAATTTCCTTCATGTCACTAATATTTTTAATAGTGTGACAATTATAACAAGGTTTTTCTTTCATTTTAATTTTTTAATGCATTTTGAAACAAAGTTGTATTTAGTACCTTTGAAGCATACTCTGGAATAATGTTCATATAAGCTTTATTTCCTTCACTAAATACTCCATGTTCTTTAATTCTTTTATTTCTTAAAGATTCTAAAGATAGGTATCCAAGATAAAAATTATCTTTATCTTCTGACTTAGTCATTTCATTAATGTTTTGAATATTTTCATTTTCCATATAACCCATTTCTTTAAGTAAATGCATTTCTGCCATAAATATAAATGGTCTATATGTTCCAGCTTTTACACCTTTATAATACATATACCATAAATAATTTAATGTGTGCCCGGAACCTGTAATATCTGAAGTCATATTGTAATGTTCTTCTATAATACTATGTAAAAATTTTTTAAATTTCTTAGTAAGTAAAATATCATTTTCTTTTAAATCTTTTATTTTTCCCATTTAATCTTCTAAGTTTAAGTTGTGTTCATTTAATATTTCTCTGATAGCATCTCTTATCTTATCAGCCATGTCTTGTTCAGCTGCTGTAGCTTCTCTATTCTCAAAAGAACCATACTTTGTTGTAGTTCTGAGTAATTGGTCTAATTCCCACATAGCTATTTTCCATTTATATCCATCTAATGCTGATCTTAAATCACTTTGTTCTTCTACAGAGTCAAACTCCAATATTATTTTTCCCATCTTTTCTATATTTAATTTCTTTATCCATTAATTCAAGGTGCCAATCATCACCACCATAGTCAAGCACTGCTTTTAGATAGTCATCATCCATGTCAGCAATTGCTATCCAAGTTAGTGGTGTTTCACCATACTTACCTCTACTACCTCTTACTGCATATTTTCTAACAATTTCAAAGTCATCATCTGCATAGACATAATGAGTTTCAATCTTATCCATGTCCATTGCACCATATCTTTCATACTCATTACCACCATCTACCATAGCATCATTGGGGCAACCACAGGTTACATAGTCATGCACTGTTCTACTTACTAATACCTTATTACACTCAAGGCATTTTACTGAGTTATATACAATTTGTCTCATTGTTTTTTAATTTAATTTTGAAAAACAGGATCAGAATGCATTATAATTAATAGTTCATTTGTGCCAACATGATAATTAACCCATAATACATAAATATCATCAGCAAATGTTAATTTATTTATATCTCTTTCAAGATATTCTTTTTTTTTATCTGACCAATATGTAATATAGTCATTTTTATGTTCTGATATTTTAGCTTTTGCTTCAAGAAGAAGTTCTTGATCTTCTGTTAATCTTAATATACTACCTTGTTGAGGTACAAATGGTAAATCTATAGTTATACCATCTTCTTGAAAATATCCATTAGGAGTAAGTACACAAATTGTTGTTTTAAAAGTCATTTTTATAAGTTTTACTTGTTAATTATAAGTTTTACAGAGTATCATCAGTGACACTCTGTTGTTATTTTTTATCACTTATTTTAAGTAATGTCCATGCAATCCAATACAATGGCATTGCTATTATTGCTGCTGCTAGTCCTATCATTATTCTGATTTATAGATTTTGTTATAGTATTCATCTGCTTCCATTCCTAAGTCATATTGTCCGTAATTAAAAGCATTTTCTATCTGCTCTTTCTCCATTTCTAATGCTTTATCCCAACATTCTTTATTGTAATTAAATTCTTCTTCACTATATGGTTCTGAGTTTAAGTTTTCTAATAACCATTCTACTGCTGTCTTTTTCATCTTATTCTAATGTATTAATAAAAGTTTTTCTTGTTTTTACTCTATTTAAATCATATTTAGGAGGAATTATTTCAGCTTTAAATCCTTTATAATTAAATTTATTTTCTCCTCTTAAATATCTTTGTATAAAAACAGAATAATCTTGATTTACATCTGCTTTTTTTCTACGGTAATGATTTTTAACAAAATGAATCATTCTCTTTTTATTTTCAAATTCTAGCAAAGAAGTTTTATAAATTTCTGATAATATTTCAGGATTTATAGGTATTACTAAACCAATATTATCATATTCTTTGATGTATATAGACCATTCATAATACAATGAAAATGCTACTTGATAAGACATACTGATTCCATTTATAATATCTGCTGCAGAATCAACACCCAATTCTAAAATATTTTTATTGGTACTGTAATTTGGATGTAAAGATATCGGTTTAGGTAAATCATTTGGATTACTAATACCATTAAAAAAAGTAGGATTTACTTCATAACCTTCTTTTGATGTATAAAAAGACTCTGTATCTTTATTATAAAAAGCAATTGATTTCTCATAAGCATACTTATTTTTTATAGACAAATTTCTTTTTTCTATTATTGTTAACTCCTTATGTTTTTGAAGACTAATGGTATCTGATACAATCATAAACTTTATGTTTAGATTTGGAAACATTTCTGGTGTAGCTTGTAACTCACCAAAAGGTTTAAGATATTTTAAGTCATCATTTAGTGATGCAGACATTAAATAAGCTTTATCAAAAGTATTTGCTGTTATATTAGCATCATTACTTAATCTTGTTTGTTTAAATTTACTCTGTATCATTAGCATAGACCATTCTAATTGTTCTTCAAAGTCATTACCTATAAAATCATTAGTTATAGATTTTTCAAATTGTTCATTAGAACCTATTAAGTCTGCATTTAAGTAGGATTTATTTTCCATATTATTTTTATTTAATTAAACTGTCCCATATATTAGCTAGAATTGGGACAAATAGGTATTAATAGCTAACATATTATCTACATTCCATTTTTTATCATGTTTAATACTTCTTGTCTTTCCTCATCTGTTAGTTTAACAGGTAGCTCATACTCATCCTTGTTCTCCAACCTGCACTGCTCAACCTCTTCCCATAATGACTTAATATCATAACAAATAGGTTCTCCGTCATTAGTAGTTGCTTGGTCAATTGTTCCAACAGGGTCTCTCTCCCATAGATACCAACTAATCCAATCTGCTCCCTCTTTACCATAGTAAATCTCTAATAAAATATTTATTACTGAGGTATAATCATCTGAGAAATTGATAAGGTCTACATCTAATACATACAATGCATGCTCTTTGTCTGATTGTTTCCTAAGTTTGTTAAGGATTTCTGTAAATACTTCTAGTTTCATGTTGTTTAAATTTTTGTAGTTAATCGAAAATATTCCGTTTATGTAAAATATAAGTGACAAAAATGATGGTTTTTGTAAACTTTATTTAGCGTTATCCCTATAGTCTATTATAAATCCAATAGCCACAATAATGTTCATGCCACAAGACATTAGTATCTCATGGATGTCAGCATATACATTTAAAGATAGGTGTACATGACCTACCATCCAAAAAGGTATGGACAAGTTTTGGCTTATCCATACCAATAGATATTTTGTGAAATGTTTCACTTTAACTATTCAAATATTGTTTATTTTTCATTCTTGCATAAATACCAAGAGGTAAAATAAGAAAACCTATTAAAAATGGTATTGTAACAACACCTAAAATTATACAAACTGTAGGAAAATTCTTTTTTGCAAACCAAGGTTTATCATCTTCTTCTTTAGCTTTACTAATATTTTCTATAATAGCACTATATTTTTTATTAAAATCAGTATCAGATAATATTATAACTTCAGATAAATACTTTACTAAATCTGTAAAATGATAACTTGCTCTTTGTACTTCTACATCTGTATCAAAAGAACCTATTTTTCTTCTTATTTCTATTGTGATTTCTGTTGAAGTATCTGATTTCTTCACTAAGTTAAAATCAATAAATACACCAAGAGATAAGAACTCTAAACATTCTAATATTACTTGATTAAATATTGGATTAACTTCTGTTAATTTATATTTGTTATCTGAAGCAATTTGAACTCTTGGTATACTTGTCATTACTTGTTCAATTGAAAAATCAATTGTAATTGTTTTTTTTGGATTTGGTATTGTAAACATATTTATTTTATTTATTTAATTATTAATTATTTATTTATTTTTTTATAATAAAGCATTTCTTTAAGAAGTTTATTTTCTTCTAATAGTGAATTACATCTTTCAGCATCTCTGTACATAAAAATACTTGTAATTATACCCATAGTAAGTCCTATTATTACACCTATAAATGCATAAGTATATTCTGAACTTTTCTTTACTGGTTTCTTTCTAGATGAAATAGGTTTCCAACCATATTCTTTTTCTTGTCTATGTTCATTAAGACTACTCCCCTTGGTTATTTCCTTCATTTTTTAGTTTTTTTACATGATTTTGAGATCTTTCATATTCTCTCCATTCATAAATTTTTAAATCATTCATTCTTGCTAAGTCAGCTATAGTAGCTTCCTGTGGTATTTCTCCATTATTTGCTTGTAATAATTCATAATATAATTCTTTCATTTTTCCCATAACTGTAAACCATTAGTTATTAATCTTTTTATTGCATTTGCTGTAGTTTTTTCATTTACAATATCTCTATAAGCTCTTATTTTTTTTATAGTTTGAGTATCAAAAGATATTATAATTTGTATATCTTTTTTAAATTTATTACTAAAACTTGGAAAAGTATAAGGATAGTTAATTAAATAATCACTAACATTTGCTTTAAAAATATTATCTCCATAATCTAATAAAGAATATGTATGTAACTTAGATACTGAAACTGTTGTTCTATCCATATTAAATATAGTAGCAATTTGTTCTTCTGTATAACCAAACTTATAATACAACATAGCAATTAGATAATTTCTTTTATCTAACATTGGTCTTAATCTTTTTTTAGGAGAATTTTGAAATTCATATATTACAATATCACATTCTTTTAGAATGTCATCAATTGTATATTCCATAAATTTTATATAAAAAAAGGAAAGAATAATCCTTTTATTTCTGCAATAATAACTCCAAATGTAATAGTACTAATAAAATTATGTTCATTAGACCATAAATATAAGAAATAAAGTGCTGATATTTGACTAATTATAAAATAAATAACTAATATTAAACTTATGATGTTTATAAATTTAAACATAAACTTTATTTATTTAGATTAATTCAAGATTTACGTCTTCAACATTTATTTTTTCTTCTTCTTTCATATCAGATAAAATACCAATTGGTAAAAATCTTGTTGCATCATATAGTTCATATGGAAATGATCTACTTGATAGTTGTACTTCTTTAAGTAAAAAGCCATAAGTATCTTTCTGTAATCCCATTCTAACAATCCTGGTTACATTATACATCTCACCTTCTTTTACCCATTCTTCAATAGGTACATTTTTTGGTTTTTTATCAGCATCAATACAAATTACTTTCATATTCTTCTAATTCAACTTTAATATTTAAGTTATCAAAGGTAGTTTTTAATTCAAACATATCCATAAAATCTCCATGTTTTATTTCACACTTGCCTTTGTTATGTGCTATTAGAGCACACTGTTCTGCTTGTACTACTTCATGTTTACATAAACCTATTAAACAGGCCATAATATATTCATGTGAGTTTACATCATCATTATATAACATGATCTTATGTGTTTGTATATCTTCCATACTTTTAATATATATAAATTATACGGGAATATTGTAATTTTTCCATATAATTTTAGTTTGGTCAAAATCTTCTAAGGCTTCTTTAACCCATCTTTCATCTACTGTATTCATATAACATAGTATATGTACAATAGCTTTATCATCAGGATTTAATCTTAAAAGTCTACCTATTCTTTGACTAGCCTTTCTTTCATTACCATATGAATGCATAATAATACCTTGTTTAAGATTAGATATATTAACACCTTCATTCAACTGCATAACAGATGAAAGTTTTGTAATAGAACCATCTTTAAACATCTCAAGATTTTCTTCAGAATTAGGATTATTACTATGATAACTATGAGAACATAATCTATCAGCTTGATCTTGTGTATTAGCAAATACAATACACTTAGTATTAATGCTATCCATTAACTTTTTAGTATATTTTTCTTTACTTGCATATTCCATCATTGCTTTCATTCTCATTACTCTAAGAATATGAACAGGACCGGATCCAGTTTCAAGTCTTTGACCCCAATAACTATAGTTTTGTACTTCAGAACTCATAAAACTTTTATTCTTCATTACTACAGAATAATTCTTTTCATTACTGAGTTCTAATTCATGTACTATAATTTGGTAATCATTTAGTATTCCTTGTTCTATAGCAGAATCTGCTTTAAAAGTATATATTACAGGACAAAATTCCTGTATTAATCTTCCTTTTTCAGAATCTTTATATCTTGGAGGAGTTCCGGTAAGACCAATTATCTTTCCTTTATATAGTTGTAGAAATCCTCTATGACTATCTAATAAACTATGAGCTTCATCTAAATACACTGCATCAAAGTCAGCAGGATTATGTTTATTTAAACTTAAATAAGTTGTAAATGTAATCCTACTTAATTGTTCAAGCATATCAAACTTTGCTGCATCATCTTTCCAAGATTGGAAAATAGATTTTTTAGGTGCAACTACTAATGTTCTCATAAGAGGTGTAGTATAAAGTTGCATATGTTTTAGGCCAACAAGGGTCTTGCCGACCCCTGTGCCTAATACAATACTACATCTTTGCTTACCTTCAGTTGCTTTTAATGCTTCTGCTTGTATTTCTTCTCTGTTCATTTTAAATTAAATTAAAAACATTTTTTTGTATAAATTCATTAGCATAAGAAGGATCTGACATAACTTTAATTGTCTTAATGTGTTCTTCAATGTTAGCTAAAGTTCTTTTATGATCATATGTAGCATATGCTTGAATAAATACACTTAAGAATTGTTTCTTAACCCATCTATCAGCAACACCAATTTTAATAAACAAATCACTAAATGCTTTACACATTTCTGCAGCTTTTGGATTAGTAATTTGAAATTCTCCATTTTTAATTTTAGTACTTGCTGCAAATACACTATTATAAGAAGATCCATTATTACAAATTGCTGCAATCATTAAAGATTCTAAATTATATAAACCCATATAATTTGCAAGAGTAACATAATCTGGATTACAAAATGAAAATGCATGTATGTAATCTTTTAATTGCCATGATTTAGATGAATTATTATAATAAGCCATTTTTTTAATAAGATCATCCTTATCAACTACTTCTATATATTCATATCTTACTGGAATTTGTTCTCTTCTACAACATTCTAATAAATGGTCACCATCTATTACATATGTTAATTTTGATCCAGTAAAGAAATCTACTTTACAACAAATAACTTGTCTTGTTAATCCTGAATAACGTATACTTTCTACTAATTCTTGTGTATGCTTAGATAATGTTGGTCTTTGCATTGGTAACCTATTAAACATATTATAATTTGTTGTAACAGCAATTTTAATAAAATCATTTTTTGTATCTTTCATAATCATAAGTTTAAATCATATTATTTTAAAAATCCAAGTATTCTAGCCTCTTCAGGATGTTCATGAATCCAAGTGTGACAAGGTCTACAAGTTGATATCCATGTTAATTGTGTTAATGTTCTTTCACCTCTTCCTTCCATGTGATGTATATCAGTAGCATTAAAGAAACAATCTTTTGATACTTTAACATTACATAAAGGATTCTTATCCATATATTCTTTTCTCATTAATAAATAAGCTTTATCTAGTGCTTTTTGTTTTTCAGATTTTAGCTTTATTCTTGGTCTTTTCTTTACATTAGGAAGAACCACAGGGATTAGGTTTTCAGTTGGTTTCTGAGCAACAAGATTGCTTTTGTGACAACTCCAGCAATTTTTGCAATATCTAAATCCCTCATGGTTTTTCCAAATTACAGATGGTTTTCTACATCCATAACATTCTTTCAATTTTACCATATAACTAATTTTTTGGTTTAGGTATACCTTTTGCAATATAATATCTTATAAGATCTAATTTTTCATATTTAGGTCTAGGTATTTGTGCATCTGTAAATATACAGGTAGTCCACCAATAGTTATCATCTCTCATGGTTCTTAAATCTTCTAAATCTAATCCAGAAAGTAAATCAAAAAATTCTTGATCTAATGGTGTTAGTTTTGGTTCAAATTTACTCATTTAGATTTTAATCTTGGTAATTGGTTTTGAGGTAATTCCAAACTTAAAAAGTTTTTTGGTAATATACCTTCTGACATAAAGATAGTAATAATTTTATCTTTATTTATATCAAGATCTCTAAAAGTTAAAGTATTTTTAAATGAAGTATCTGTTTCAGTGTCAGATAATAAATACTCAGTTATTGGACTATTTGGAAACAATGTCTTAAATATAAAATTACTATATGATATAGTAATATCTTGTTTAAGTTTGTTTAGAACTATTTGTGCTTTTTTATATACATTTATAATTCTTTGTTTCTTTTTACTACACATTGTTTCAAGTTCTTGTTCAGTTAATGAACTTAGACCATATAATGCTCTTTTGTATAGGTAATTTTGGTATTGATTCAGACCATCAGTATCATACTTAACATATGTTTTACTATTTATCTGATAATTTTGTAAATCTTGTTTAAACTTTTCCATTTTTTATACATTTTTAATTAATAAAAAAGGGGACTGTTAATCCCCTTGTAACTACAATATTATTAGATATTAAAATCTTCAGAAGGTTTCATTTTAGAAACTACATTCTTAATTGGTGAATATGCTGCTCTTAATTCTTCAATATTATCATGTTTTATAAATGTATCAGGAATATTTGCATTATAAGAAAATCTTGTTCTCCTATAAATTGGTTGTCCTTCTACTGTACATAATATACCAGTATCACCTGCTACTTTAATTTCACGTTCTGCATTTTTTTCATTAAATGGAGTTAAAGACTCTTCTATAACAATTTTACCATCTAGTTTTTGACCAGCATGAAAACCTGTTAATTTTAAATCTAAAAGACTACCAATAATTAATGCTGAAATTGGTTTAGCAGATAAAAACCCATTATCATCAATAATAGTTTTTACTTGTTCTACTTTAATAAAACCATATAAAGAATTTTTTGTTGAAACATTTATTACTGAACCGGTTGTTTCATCCGCTTTTACTACAACTTTTGATTGCATAATTTTAAGTTTTAAATAAATAAATAAATTGAATTGTGAGTTGAATACTATATTATAGTCACTCTACCTATAATAAGTTAATATAAAATATATTAATTATCCAATGGACCGGATAGGTCAATTATATCATCAAATGGTTGATCATCTGATTTATAATTTTGTATTTCATCATCATCTAATGAAACATAATCAAAGTCATAATACTTTTCTTTAGTATTAACATTTACTGCTGACTCTGAAAAAGGATTTATCATATGGTCACCGGCATCTAATGCAATTAAATGCTGGATATCTAAGTCAGTTAAATCAAGATATTGTTCAACTGTTAGATGTATTACTTTGCCATTTGGTAACTGATATAACATTTATTCATATAATCTGGTAGTAAATGTATGTTATTATTTTTATAATACTTACTGTAAGATTAATTAAATTTTTATTATATAGCTAAAACAATAAAAAGGGGTCATTATAACCCCTTATTATTTGGAAAAGCATATCATAGATACACTATTTTTAATTATATTTTTGATAATCTCTTATTTTATCTAACAAATCTTTATTAAAGTTTGTCCATTTAGAATAATTAGTATTATAAACATAATTAGGTTTTTCTTCAGGTATATAATTACAAGTAGTTCCGGAAGCTAAAACATTTCCTTCATTATCTGTAATCTCTGCATCAAGATCAAATCCTAATACAGAAGTAATAGTATTACTCATTATTTAAAAAACATATAAATTAACATTACTATACTTACAATTACAAAACCATATAACATATATTTTAATGGTCTCATCATTTTAAGATTATATATTTCTTTTTCTAATAAATATAACTCATAGTCTATATCATTTATAGTTTGTAATTTATAATCATAATCATAATCTGATCTTCTTGCTTCATCAAGTAAGATAAATAATTCTTTTCTTCTTTTAATTAATTTTTTCATAAGATTAAATTTTAGTAAGCATCCAACATATAAAACTTATATACATTAGAGCTAAGATTAATATTAATTTCATAATTCTTGTATTTGTTTCATTAAAACATCTATTTCTTCTTGGGATAAGTGACCGATACTATCATTTGATATAGGATTGTTATAAGATGCTACACTAAAATTCTTTTCAGGAATCCATTGAAGTATAGTAAGTTCATATTTACCTACAAGACCGCCCTTTGTGAACGGTCCCATAAGTATACTCACTCCCCAGTTATTATCAAATATAAGTTGACCCTTAACACAACCATTATCTAATTCAAATGGTATATCTTTAAAGGTCTTCATTATATAATATCTAAATCAACAACATTTAATTTAAGATTTCCTTGTTTTAAAAGTGCTTGATTTTTATCAATTAACTTATTGATTTTAAAATCATTTAAGTTTAGAGCAAGACTTAATTTAAAGTCTTCAAACTTATCATAAACATATACATTGTTTTGTTTAGTATTGAAAGCTCCTTCAATTCTATATCCATTTCTTGTTTGCCATATACAAATTTCAGGAAATTTCTTTTCAAGTTCTACTGCTTGTTGGTTATTCATCTTGCAATTAATTTTTACAAGGATATTTGTTCCCAATTGTGAATAGCCATATTTAAGTTGATGATTCATAAGTTTATTTTTTAAGTGCTAATGTTATTACAAATGTAAAATATATGACTTCCAAAATCCAGTTATAAAGTTTAAAACCGGAAAAATCCATCATATTATAAGTAAATATTCCTACAATAAAATACTGCAAGAATATAGCTATCAGTAAATGAATACTGATAGCATTAATTATATTAATTGTCTTCATAGTAATTGGTTTAATAATTTAAGTGTGTGAGTAGACCAATTAATGGTTAAGTTTTGGTAAATCCATTTCATATAAGATGGATAAAATTTAATTGCTTGATCAACAGTTAAATTAATAATGTGTGGTTTATTACTAAACCAACAGTTGTCCCATGGTCTAGTTCTTTGTCTTGCTTTAACTATTTCACGTTCATTTGGTAGACCATAAAAGTTTTTATTCTCCGGTCTATGTTTTTCTTTAAGATTAATAATATTAATAATCTGTAATTCTTGGGGATAAGTAAATGTCATAATCATATTTGTTAAGTATTCAATAAGTATAAGCAGTTTCACCATCCTACTGCTAAGGTCAATTAATAATTAGTAAGGTGACTGATTTTCTAAAGCATTTAAGTCTGCTTCATTATTTCTGTCTTCCCAACATTGTTGGCACTCATGTAATTCATCACAAGTACAAGTTAATTCCGGAGATATACTGTATAACATATACATATCTCTTGCATCATCAAAAAATTCACCCATTTTAAATAAGTTTAAGTAGTTAAATTAATAATTATGCAGAAACTAATTTCTCTGCACTGTAAGATTCCCGTAACTCTACTATAACATTAATAGGTAAGTCATAAAGAGCATCAATATACTCTTGGGAAAATGTAATGTTGTTTTTCTGTGCAGAAGCTACCAACTTGGTAACTTCAGTAATCATAAACAAAGTAATCATATATATAAATTTTAATTGGTTACAAGTTAAAAATAGCAATGGTAGAACCTTTCATTATACTACATTTTGATGTTTTTACATCCAGTCCCTTGTGCACAGAGACATTGCTATTTAATAAGAGGCTTGGTTATCCTCTTCCACCGTTTAGCAGGTTAAAGCTATAAGTTCTGTACACCATCATACCTAAGAACTTATAAGTGGTATGATTGTATAATCCCTCTGTACTCAATTGTAATACTATATGTACTTCACTTATTCCATACAATAGAATATATTACAGTCTGCACATGTTAATTCATGGTTCTTTGAACTGTATATTTTTATTACAACTGCCTGACCTTGGGAATCAGGAATGGTACATTAATACCTAATAGTATATTATTAGGATTAGTTATTTATCCTACATGGGAATGGTACTTCTACCTTTCATTCATAAGCCAATATACTGTTATAGTTGTTACCTATACTTATTTTCACCTGCAATTGCCACTATAGCAAAGCTCCTATTGATCAGATAGGATTTTTATTTTAAATTTTAAATATTCCGGAAATACTAATAATACTTCTCTTATAGAGAGAGATACTAATAGTAATAGTTCATACATAGAGTATAGAATTCTTGTTTATTTAGCTATATAACATATATTATATGACTTCATTCCAAATCTGTTAGTACTCTTACAAGTATAGATATGGTTAGAGTTTGTCACTCAAACATCCTGTAACCCTTATGCACACTCAATCACAGAACTTTTATCAAAATATTTTATGATACTTTTATGATGACCGTAACCTATTGTTACAGCCATAGAATATGTTTGGGAGACCCTTTGGGTGACCGCAAATACCCAAAAGTATTATCTTTTTATTGTGCTTTTAAATACATTTTTAAGCCTTCCCGAAGGGAATAAGAGTAATAACTGTTACTTTTAGGTATAAAAACTGTTACTTTTACAAATTCTACATTTTGTAACTACTTGGTTTTCAATACCAAAGTCACATAGTTACACACGGTGGATACAAAAAAAAAATAGTGCATATTTCTATGCACTATAATTACTTTAATCAGCAAATTCAAAATCATCAAAAGAAATTTCTTGTCCTTTAACAAATGAACTTAACATAATCCACGGTTGTCTACGTGAGCCGTCTTCATTAGGTTCTTTATTAAGAGTAATTTTCCCTAAATAATTTTTACCTAATTCCATACCTTTATCATATGAAGTTTCATAGATAACACAACGGTCTGTGGTAGTTTCATCACCATTGAGGTCTTTGAAAGACATAGTGGCTAATTTATAGAATACTGTATCCTTTGTAACAGGAGATACATATTCAAAAACTTTGTCACTAATGGATAATAATTTACCACTAATGTTAGCATTGCTAACAACATTTCCAAGAGAGGTTGTCTCTTCAACAAATTTTAATTTAATCATACCTTTTGGTTTTTAAATAAACAACGTTGTTTATTTTATGTACTTATAAATACAGTTTAAAGCCTTGCCGAAGGCAATAAGAGTGAACATTTTTACTTGTGTATTTTTAAAAAAAAAGGGAATTACTCCCCTTCTTTATTTAAAAAATAGTTTAATATAGTATTAACTATTTCATTTCCTTGTTCATCTGTTATTACTTTTCCATTTTCATTTTTAAAAGGAATTAGTATAGTGCAGATAAACAATACATCATCACCAGCTTTTTTAAGATTAGTTATGAGCATAACATCTATATCAAAAATTTCTAATATGTTATTTCTTAACCAATCAAATTCTGTTGTATACTCACTATGAGTTTCAATAAGGTGAACAATGTTTAACATATCAAATGCAGTTTTTACTGTTGTTGATAATTCTCTGCAAAACATATACTGTTCATTTGCAGGTAAGTGTTTAATTTCAAAATTCATAATTTATAGTTTTAAGTTTAAATGATTATAAATACATTTTTTTTAAAAAAGGGGATTACTCCCCTCTTACTCCACATCTGTCATCTTTTAATTCTCTTAAATAAAGTTTAGTAACTTTTATTATAAGTGGTCTTTGGTCATCAAACTTAACATTTCTTAAACCTTCTATTATTTTTTCAATAAAATACTCAGGCAAATATTCATTATTTCTTTCTTTAGCTATCCATTGCATTGTAGTCCAAATAATAGATGTATTAAAGTCTTCAGTTTCTGTGTCAATACCACATATTTTAAAAGAGCTAATTAAGTAAGGATAATAATGTTCATTATTAAAGTTTCTAATAATACCTTGGCAAGCTCTAAGTGTTCTTTCTACATTAAAGTTATAATCACTAACTTTAATAGTAGATTTAGCTAAGGCTAATTCTTGTTCTAATTCATAGATGTGTTCCATAATGGATTGTTCATTTGTCATAATATATAGTTTTAAAGTTTTAATAATTATAAATAAATTTTTGTTAAAAAAGGGGAATTACCCCCTTATAAATTTAATGTGCTTTTCTATTTCAGTTTCAACAACTATTCTTTCAGAATAAGAATATAGTAATGTTACAGGATGCTTAAACATTTGTATAGCATTATTTAACATATGCTGAAACTTTGGGCAACCACCTACCTCCACAAAACAATCAATGTGTTCATCAATAGAAAGTATTAACATTTTAATTACTAATGACATTATTTTTAAATCATCATCAGGATTTTCTTCAATTTGTTTTAACAAAGTTGGATTAAGATTCTGTAAGAAAATTAATCTTCCCGGTAATAATTCTAATTCTTGTTCATTTGTAGGTGTATGAACAGAACACCATAATAAATTTTTCATAATATACAGTTTAAAGTTTTAGTGCTTATAAATACATTTTTATTTCTTTTAATAAAAAAGGGGATTACTCCCCTTATAAGTTCTTGAACATGTTAACTAAGTCTGCATGGTCATCATTACCATTTGTATTTTCTAACTTAGGTAACTCAGGCATATTAACATCTTTACCTGAATACACATGATAATCTATTGAACCATATCCTGTACGTTTTTCATGATAGGTTTCCATGACATATGCTTCAAGCATTTTCCATATAATATCACAATACATGCCTGTAATTTTATGATATTCATCAACAGTAAGTCCATCAAATTTTGGTACATAACCCATAGTATCCCATGAGTAACCATCTTCAAACATTCTGATTTTCTTAGCAACAAATGTAATAATAGGAAAAGCTATAGTAGCTTCTACTTCAATCTTTTTTTTGTAAGTCATAGTTTTCATAGTATATAATTTAAAGTTTTAGTAATTATAAATACATTTTTATTTAAAAAAAGGGATTGCTCCCTTATTTTAAATCTTCATTATACTCAAATGTTTTAGACTTAATATACTCTAGAATTTCTTCTTTGTATGCATAGTCCACAACATTGCCACAAAAGGTTTTATTACCTTCTGTAATTTGTGTAGTTTCAGGGAAATTAACCCTGTAACAATTTCTTCCCTCAACTTGCTTTTGAGGAACAATAGTACCATTGATTAGGTACCAGATAAATAGAATAGTTTTCATAGTCTTTAGTTTAAATTTTTAATACTTATAAATAAATTTTTTTTAATAAAAAGAGGAGCAATCTTATTACTCCTCTTAAGTTTAATGCTAATAACTTTCTGCCCATGAACCTCTAAGCATCACCTGTTCATATGCACCAATAAGGACTACAATTATTATTTCTTACAATACGTAAGGTCTCCTTTCTTGTATCTATGTTATTGGATTTAAAAAAATGCAGGCTTGTTGACACCCTGCTAATGGTATATTGCCAATCAACTTACTTGGCTCAAATAATCTGTGTTATTGGAGTTAACTCATACACTATTTATTAATTTTATTTGCTTATAAATACATTTTTATTTAAAATAAAAGCAGGATTACTCCTGCTCTTTTTTTCTACAAACATTGAATATAATATACTCACCTGCAGTGTGTATTTCATACTTAACTAAACTCTTGGTTGTAATCCATTGGTTTAACTTTGTTTGCATTTTCATTAGTTCCGTAGCATCTGATGTTAAGAAACTAAAAATATCTACTCTTTTCATATGTATTTATTTTTAAAGTTTAGTTGCTTATAAATACATTTTTTTAATAAAAAGGGGATTTCTCCCCCTTATTTTAGTTAATATCAACTGTAAATGTATCTACAGTATAAATTGCATTAGTTTCAATTTCAAATGCTTTTTGTTGTAATGCCATAATCTTAAAGTCAATACAAGCAAGTTTAAGTGCAGTATCAAAATCAAGTACTTGATTAAAGTATATGCATCCCTCAAGTCTATAATTATTATTTCCTTTGTGAATAATACAAAGGTCAGGAAAACTGTTAGAAATCTTCTCTGCAGAATCTTTAGTAATTTTAGCATTGATCTTAACTAATTTGTGGTTACCAAAGTCTTGGTATCCAAATCTTAAAGTGTTGTTCATAATGTTTAGTTTTTAAAGTTTATTTACTTATAAATACATTTTCTTTCCTTATATACTACATACTATGTATAGTATCTTTAGTATAGTATGTTAAGTCTCTCTCTTTCTTTGTTACTTAGTAGTGTATCATAGTATAGTATAGTATATAGTATGTATACTTAGTATAGTACTCTTATCTTAGAGTACATAAAACTTTCCTGTAGGATTTTATTTTGTGTTTTTTTTCTTAGACTTGGATTAGTCCTCTCAGTTTCATGGGGGGTACCACCCAGTTGTGGAGAGCCGGGGAGTGCTGTAGGGAGGACCCACCATAATCTCATACATACCACAAATCCCAAATACCATAATCTCTTACATACTAAAAACCCAAATACCTTTGTCCAGTTTTTAGTGCAAGAAACTTGACATCCTAGGGGGGTGCAACTAAGACAGAATGTACCCGGGGGAATAATTACCTACTATAAATTTTATATATAGGTGATGTCACAAATGTTCTCTATATTTGTGTAAGTAATAAATTATTTGTATATTATAGTATGAAAACAATTATAACAATCTGCTTGTTAATACTAACAAGTTTTATTTTTAGTCAGCAACATGCTCTTTATATTTATAAAGGTAAGTTTGCATTCTGTGGAGCATCTGCTGCAGTACCTACTGGTAATCTAATAAAGGTTCAAGGTAGAACATTTGTAGAAGGTTGCTCAGTATGTCCTGTTATTGATGGTCCATCTATTGGTAATTCATTTTTAGTTCCGGAACCTTCTGTGTCTCCTGATGGAACTGACAGTACAGTATGGTCTTTCTTTTGGTATTTTGATTCAGTACCTCAAGCACCAACATGGGAAACATTAACTACAGTAAATAGATCATTTGTTGTATCTGATACATTAGGTGGAGGAATGAGTAATATGTTCTGTATGCCGTGTAAATATTTTAAAGAAGTAAATGGTGTAACATTAGTTAAATGTTATGGTCCTCTTAATGAAGCTGCCTTACCTTTAAGAAAAGCATTAAGAGTTCATAAAGGACAAACATCAATTACTCAAGCACCTGTTGGAACACCATATCCAGTAGGAACTATTATTCCTGTAAAAGATTAATCATGGCAAAAATTAAAGATACATTTACTAAGTTAGATAAACCAAAAGTTTCTAGAACTGGTGTTCATGCAAAAACTAAAAGATCTAAACTTAAATCTTCTAAGAATTATAAAAAATTATACCGAGGTCAAGGTAAGTAAATTATGAAAAAAATAGATATGGGCAAATACTTACTATTAATTGGTAAGGATGCTACTGAAATTTTTGATTATTATAAGGTAGAAGAAATGCATGGTCTTAACCGTGCAGATGCTCAAGCAGAAGAAGTAGATATGAGTACTCCTAAAAATGGAGATCAAGGTAATGGTGTTTACATATATGGATTAACTAATTATGATCCGGCAGATAAAAAACTTACTGCTAAAGATCCATACAAACCATTCTTATTTATAAACTTAGGCACTTTTAAAAAGTATTCTGTTACAGAAAAAGCTACAGGTGTAATGCATGAAACAATGCACATGGGTATTATATTAAATAATTGGGATATAAAAGATAAAGAAGAAGAGGTAATAACATTTGCTGAAGAAGAAGCAAATAAAATAATTGAAAAATTAAAAGAGGTTAAGGTAGAACAACCAAAGAAAACATTTTTTTCTAGAAAATAATTTTAATATATTTGTTTTAATATAAAATATTTTTATATTTGTAAAAAACTAAACAAATATATTATGTCAGATGAAATTAAATGTGGGTGTGGAAAATCTCAAGATCCTAATGGATTTTGTGATGGATCTCATAAAAATAATGAAGAACAAGTAACATTTAAAGAAACTAAAATTTATTCTTTTGGAGATATCTTAGTAGGATTAAATACAGAAGAATTACCAGAAGGTGTTGAATTAGAAGTAAAACAAAAATTTTCTGAGATTACAGAAATTTTAAAAAGTACTTATACAATGTCAACACAATCCCCAGTTAAAAGTTTATTGTTTGATCATGCAGTAGGAGAAATACTAAATGCTCAAATGTCAGTTGTTAAATTATTAAAACTATAAATATGAATCCGTTTAAAACATTAAGAGGAAGAAGAATACTTATTGAAGTACCTGTAAAAAAAGAATCAGTAATTACATTATCTGAAAAAGATCAAGATGCTTTAATGTATGAAGCAATGAAACAATGGAATAAACTTACTGTATATGCTATAGGTGATAAAGTAGAAGAGATTGCTGTTGGAGATTCAGTATATATCCCTGTTCCACAATTAGAACAAGCAGAAAAAGTTGACATTGATGGTAGTGTAAAACTAATGTTTAATGAAATGGACATAGCAATAATATGGTAAATATAACAGATGACCTTCCATACTTTTCTGGAAGAACAAGTACTGATAAAATTAATTCTAAAGAACTATCTAAAGAAGCTATAGATAAAAGAACTAAAAATACTTTAGATTCTGAACATAATAAAAATTATGTTCATGATTTTAGAAAAGATATTCCACCTTTTGAAGCACGTCCTAAATACTATGGTGGAAAAGATTCAACATATGAAGTTTTTAATGTGTTAGAAGCCTGGAAGTTAGATAAAGATTTTTACTTGGGAAATGTAATAAAATATTTAGCTAGAGCTGGTAAAAAAACTTTTAATAATAAAGAAGATTTAGAAAAAGCATTAGTATATTTACAACGTAGAATTGACACACTATGAATTATTTAATAATGTTATTACTTTTAAGTATAGCATGTTTATTATGGATTATAGGAAACTCTTTTAAAGGACCTATATACAATAGAGTTAAAGACTCATATGAACTAGATCATCAAGGTGAAATTATTGGTTCATATTTTATTGTTGCATCACTTCTTTTAATGTTCTTTGCCGGATCTTTTCTATAATTTTTTTGTTTTTATTAATAAATTTTTGTATATTATATATATATTATTTATTTAAAACTAAAAAATCATGGCAAAGAAAGAATTACCTAAAGCACAATTAGCAGGTATAGTTAAAGGTATAGTTAAAGGTTATCAAGGTGCAAAAGCTGGTGTTAAACTTGCAAGTAAAATAAAAACAAGAGCTAAAAATATAAAAGCAATAGGAGTAACAAAAAAAGCAGAAGCAGTAGTAGAAGCAGAAAAAAAAGCAGCAAGACTTCAAAAAGCAGCAGATACAAGAGCAGCAAATAAAACAGCAAATGCAAAACCAGCAACAGATACAAAAAAAGTAGTTCCTAAACCTAAAACAGAAACACCATCAACACCACCAACTCCTAAAGGAAAAGAACCTTTTGTAAAATCTAAAAATAGACAAAGACTAGAAAATGCATCTGGTAAGGCAGTAGGTGCATTAACTTATGGTACTGCAAATATTACTAAAAAAGTTTTAAAAAACCGTAATGTTCAAGGAGCTCTCGTTGGTACTGGTATTGGTCTTGGTGTATATAGATTACTTGAAGGTAAAAGACCTGTAAAAATTAAAAAAATTAAAAAAAAATAATTATATAAATAAACAATTTAAAAACAAACAAAATGGATATCTTAAATTTTATTAGCTGGATTAAATCTAGTAATTACAGAGCAACATTACCAACAGACGTACAAAGTTTATTAGTTATTGGAGCTAAAGATCCAAGTAGAGATGATAGTTATTTATCACTAGCTATTAATACAGCACCTTTACAAGCAGTATATGATTCAGCTAATGTAACTCAGTTAACAGCAATAACTACTGCTGTTACAGTTAATGCACATAATGGAATTATTACTACAGTATCAAGTACTTTAGCAGGAGGTTCTAATGCAGCATTTACAGTAAATAATAGTAAAGTAACTACAGCATCTAAAATTTTACTTACAGTAAATCATCCAGGAGCTGGAATTCCTGTATTAATTACAGAAACTCTTGCTAATGGAAGTTTTGATATCCGTATTTATAATGTTTCAGCAGCAACACCATTTAATAATACATTAAAGATTTCTTATCTTATACTAGATTAAAAAATAATATATCATGGATATTCTAAACTGGATTTACTTAAAAAGTAAAAACTTAATTAAACCTACATTTAATAATTCTAGTACAGATTTACTTGTATTAGGTGCTAATGTTGGTTTAAATGTAAAAGGAGATTCATACCAAAGTTATGGTATGACTGTTAATGATTTTGCAAATAATATCTTATATACTCCAACAAATCAATTTTTTGTAGATCCTAATAGAACAGATACCTATATAGCAAATGGTAGTATTATTACTCCATTTAAAACTATTCTTGCAGCACAAACTGCAATTAATAATTTAATTGCTGCTGGTACTATTATAGCTGCTGAACTTAATCCTGTTTATATTAGACTTCAAGGATCTATTACTGAAAATGTAACTTTAACAAAAGGTCATATATTTTTAGTAGGAGAAAATGGAAGTATACATGCTCCTATATATTTAAAAGGTAGAGTCACTGTAAATGGATCAGATACTAGTACAAGTGCTTTAGATAAAAATCATTTTACTATTCAAGGACTTACAATAGCACCTGGAGGAAGTAATAATGGTATTGTATTTACCGGATCAAATGCTCAAAGACTTTCTTTAGAGAATATGTGGGTTCAAGTTGGTGGTACAGGTACAGGAATACTTTGTAATAATACAGGAGTAAGAGTATCTGATGGTGCTAAATCTAGATGTCATGGTACACAAATTAAAGTAAGTCATTCAGGATCTGGAGATGTTTATTGTTTTAATATTGTAGAAGGAACAGCAGACTTTTCATTAGTAGAAACATCTGGTGCTACTCAAGTAGCAGCTGTACAAACAGGAGCTACATTAGCATTTGCTCAATCTGAGTTAGATGCAAATGGAGAAACATGTTTAGAAGTTTATGGTACAGGTATTTTATCTGTAGCTCAATCTACTATTTCTAATTCATTTGGTGCAACAGCTTGTTATGGTATTTGGTTGCATGATATTGGAAGTGTTGCTAATGTAGGACAATGTTTATTTCAAGTTAGTTCAACTAATGTAAATTCAAGAGCAGTACATGGTATTTTGGGAACAGCTTTTTACTATGCATATAATGCATACTTTCCAGGAGCATACACAGATAAAGTTGATGCTGTTATTGGTGCAGGACTTATTGCTGTAGATACAACATTTACAACAGTTTAATAACTAGTTATAAATATTTTAAACTAGAAATACTTAAAAAATATTAATATCTAAATGGACAAAAGTCAACCCAATCAAAATTTTTTTTGTAATGATGGGTTAACTACGCCTATTTCATGTGAACTTCAATATACATGTCCTGATCCTGAACAATGTTCAGAAATATATGATGCAGATTGTGTTATATATTTTGGAGAAAATATTAATTGCCAAGAAACTACAATAATAGCTCAATATACTTCAGTAGCACAAGGTTTAACTGAAATAGTTGATTGGGTTTGTACATTAGGACCTGTAGGTACACAAGGAGTTCAAGGAGTTCAGGGTATTAGTGGTGCATTTGCAGCACAAGGAATACAAGGTACTACTGGAATACAAGGTTTTAATGGAATACAAGGTGTTCAAGGTGTACAAGGTGATTTAGGAGTACAAGGTTTTAATGGTCCACAAGGAGTTCAAGGATTTGTAGGTATAGGAACTCAAGGATATCAAGGTCCTCAAGGTATCCAAGGAATACAAGGAATTCAAGGATTCATTGGAATTGGAACCCAAGGTTATCAAGGACTTCAAGGAATAATAGGAATACAAGGATTTACTGGTGGTGTTGGTATTCAAGGTATACAAGGAGAAATTGGTATAAATGGTGCACAAGGCAGTATAGGTTCTCAAGGAAATACAGGTAATGCAGGTTCTCAAGGTACTACAGGAACAACAGGTGGAACTGGAGCGCAAGGTTTTACAGGAACTACTGGAACTCAAGGAATACAAGGAATTACTGGAATAGGAATTCAAGGCACACAAGGTATTCAAGGTATACAAGGACCACAAGGTATTATTGGAAATCAAGGATTAATTGGTATACAAGGTATACAAGGTAATATTGGAAATACAGGTAGTCAAGGAACACAAGGTTCACAAGGTTCTCAAGGAACTCAAGGTAATCAAGGTACAACTGGTAGTGGTACTCAAGGTTCACAAGGAACACAAGGAACGCAAGGAATACAAGGTATTCAAGGCATAACTGGTAGTGGTACACAAGGCACAACTGGTAGTCAAGGAACACAAGGTATAAATGGTAATAATGGTTCTCAAGGAATACAGGGAATACAAGGTATAACTGGAATAGGCACACAAGGTATACAAGGATTAACTGGTTTACAGGGTATCCAAGGCATACAAGGAATACAGGGTCCTCAAGGTGCAAATGGTAATAATGGATCTCAAGGCATACAAGGTTTTACTGGTAGTCAAGGCATACAAGGCATACAAGGCATACAAGGCATACAAGGCATACAAGGAATTCAAGGAATTCAAGGCAGACAAGGAACAATTGGAACTGGCATACAGGGAACACAAGGTATTCAAGGAACACAAGGAATACAGGGAATAAGTATACAAGGTGTGCAAGGAATTCAAGGTGCAGATGGTGGTGGTGGTGGAAAAAATAAATCATTACTTATTGCTAATAGTTCTAATTATTTTTTTCAAACACAAATCTCTAGTACAAATCCTTATTTATATTATGTTGGAAATGGTGCATGTGGTTGGAATGGTTGTGACTGGAACATAACAATATTAACTGATAGTGGTATTAGTATAAGTGAAATTTGTCCAGTTTATACTCATCTTGGAATTTCAAATCCTTATGATTTAATAATTGGAGATACTTTAATTTTATGTGGTTCTTCAACTAGAGACGATTCAGCACCTGTTCCTTTACTTTGGTTTGTTGGTTACTATGATTGCAGTGATCCTTTAAATGCTAATAATGCTTATGATATTACTATTTTATTTAGTGGTAATCAATTGTATTCAGGAGAAACTAGTTGTAATACTGGTACTAGTGGTGGTTCAGGTGTTTATCTTTGTTTTAGTGATAGTTATATTTTAGCAAATCCTTTAAATAGTTGTGATATTAAATTTGTTATAGGTTGGACTCTTCCTAATGTAACTAAAAATAATGATGTAAAAATAAGTTGGACTCTTAAAGTTAATCCAATATAAATTTAATATATTTGTTTAAAATTTAAAACAAATGAATAATTTATGCCAACTTGCTCTTAAAAATGGAGGATCTGTAAACTATTTAATACTACCATCAAATATTACTGAAGGACTAGGACTCACAAATCCATCTATACTTATTATAGATGGACAGTATATTCTTAATCTTAGACATGTTCAATATGCACTATATCATAGTGAAGGAACTCAAAAATTTCAATCTATATGGGGTCCCTTAGCATATCTTAATCCAGAAGATGATCTTACATTAACCACTACTAATTATTTATGTGAATTAGATATAAACACATTAAGTATAGATAATTTTAAAAAAGTTAATACTGCAAATTTAGATAAAAAACCAGTATGGGAATTTATTGGATTAGAAGATGCAAGAATAGTTTATTGGGATAATGATTTATGTCTTACAGGTGTGAGAAGAGATACCAAATCTGATGGAGAAGGTAGGATGGAAATATCTAAAATTGTATCTAAAGAAATTGAAAAAGAAAGATTTAGAATTGAACCACCAACAAAATCATATTGTGAAAAAAATTGGATGCCAATTATTGACATACCTTATCATTATGTTAAATGGACTAATCCTACAGAAGTTGTAAAAGTTGATCCTAAAAAAGGAACATCAAAAACTGTATATTTAGTAAAACAAGATATTAAATTTCCTAGAGATATTAGAGGAGGATCACAAGTTATTCCATACCGTAATATGTATATTGCACTTACACATGAAGTAGATTTATGGAAAAATGAACAAGAAAAAAAAGATGCTCAATACTATCATAGATTTATTGTATGGGATAAAAATTGGAAAATAATACATTATTCTAATGAATTTAAATTTATGACTGGTGCTATTGAATTTACATGTGGTTTAGCATTTGATGGTTTAAATTTTATAATTCCATTTGGTTTTCAAGATTCTACAGCTTATGTTTTAAAAATTCCTGCAAATGTAATTGAAGATATTTGTAATTTTTCAGAAAAAATACCTTTAACAATTTCTAAAGGAATAACACCACATAAATTAGAATCATTTATTAATGATCCATATAATGCTGATAAAACATTTGAACTTGCAGAATTTTATTTTACACAAGGTCATTATGCTTCAGCAATGTCATTTTATCTTAGAACTGCTGAGTATTCTGAAATATCTGATAAAACATATGAAGCTTTATTAATGGTAGCTAAAAGTTTATCTACACTTACAAGAAGACCTATTACAGAACTTGGATTATGGTTAAATGCACTTAATTTTAATCCAGAAAGACCTGAAGCATATTTATATATAAGTGAGTATTATGAAAAACAAAAAAGTTATCATCAAATGTATAGTTATGCTATTATGGGATTAAGAGTACAGGCAAATGCAAAAACAATAACTTCTAATCTTAATTATGAAGATGGTTATCAACTTAAATTTCAAAAAGCAGTTGCTGCTTGGTGGATTGGTAAAGGAAGTGAAGCTAGAGAAATATTTTTTGATTTAGTAATTGATTCTAATATACTATCTGATAAATATAAAAAACTAGTTCAATCTAACATAACTTCATTAGGTTCTGGACCAGATCCATTCTTAAGATATCATAAAGGTTTACATAATCAGTTAATATATAAGTTTCCGGAATCAGAAACTATTATAAAAAACTTTTCTCAAACATATCAAGATATATTTACTCTTACTATGCTTAATGGTAAAAAAAATGGAACATATTTTGAAATTGGTGCAGCAGATCCATTTCATGGTAGTAATACAGCACTATTAGAACAATTTGGATGGACTGGTACTTCATTAGAAATATTAGAACATGAAGTAACTAAGTTTAAACAACAAAGAAAAAATGATGTTATATTATGTGATGCTACAAAGTTTGATTATTCTATACTTAAAGGTCACATTGACTATTTGCAAGTTGATTGTGAACCACCAGAAACTACATATAATATACTTACAATGTTACCTTGGGATCAGTGTACATTTGGAGTAATAACATATGAACATGATCATTACACAGATGTAACACAATTATTTAGAAAAAAGTCTAGAAAATTTTTATTAAGTAAAGGATATTTATTGGTTGTAAGTAATATATCTCCAAATGATGATTGTCCTTATGAAGACTGGTGGGTACATCCAAAACATATAGATAAAGATATAATTAAAAAAATGTTAGCAGATGATGATTCAATTAAAAATGCAGAGAAATATATGTTTGGAAAGTTGTAAATTTTTTTGTATATTATAGATATAATATCATTTAATATATTAATTGTGTCTGCAGGAAATTTAAAAACAGAAGGTCAAAAAGGAAATAATTTTCCATGGCAATATAAAATGTTATTGGGATTAGACTCAATCAATAGTAATATTATTGCAGGTAGTAATACCAATCCTAACTCAATGGCTACTGATGCCTTTGGTAGACAAAGAGTATCTAGTCCATTTACTTTATTTGATTCAAGTCATAGATATTCAGATAATGGACTTTGGACAACAAGTACTGCAGTCGGAGGAACTGTTCTATTTAAAAATGCTCAAGGATTAATTGATTTAACTGTAACAGCTACAGCAGGTTCTGAAGTAATTAGAGAAACTACTAAAGTGTTCTCATATCAGCCAGGTAAAAGTTTACTGATAATGAGCACATTTGTAATGAGCCCCAGTAAAGTAGGACTTAGACAAAGAGTAGGTTATTATGGAAGTGAGAACGGCTACTATTTAGAACAAAATAATACTACAGTAAGTTTTGTTGAAAGAAGTTATATTACAGGAGCCGTAGTAAACACACCTGTTGTACAAAGTAGTTGGAATATTGATCCGTTAAATGGCTCAGGACCTAGTGGTATAACTCTTGATTTAACAAAAGCTCAAATCTTATTTATGGATTTAGAGTGGTTAGGAGTAGGAACCGTTAGAATTGGCTTTGTTATAGATGGGATATTTGTTGTTTGTCATAAATTTCATCATGCAAACATAATTGCATCTACATATATTACCACAGCTTCATTACCATTAAGATATGAAATAACAAATACAGCTGCTACATCAGGAGCAAGTATATTAAAACAAATATGTTCAACTGTACTATCTGAAGGTGGGTATGAATTAAGAGGTTTACAACAAGCGGTAGGTACACCTATAGCAACTCCTAAAACATTAACCACAGCAAGTACTTCATATCCTATGGTTTCAATAAGACTGAAATCAACTAGATTAGATGCTGTAGTTGTAGCAACTGCTATTTCTATTATTGGTAACACATCAGGTAACTTTAATTGGCAACTAATAGCAGCTGGGACAACAACCGGTGGTGCTTGGACAAGTGCAGGAACAAATAGTTCTGTAGAATATAACTTAACTGGTACTGCTTTTACAGGAGGTAGAACTTTAGCTTCGGGTTATTTTACAGCTACAGCAAGTACTAGTGTATCTGTTGATATATTAAAAGCTGCTTTGTTTAATAACCAATTAGAAAGAGATGGTTTAACTGGAGTTCCTTATGAGTTTACAATAGTTTTAACAGCAGGAACAGCTAATGAAACTGCATTTGCATCATTAGATTGGGAAGAAGTAAGTAGATAAATAAAATAAAAAGATATGTCAGTAGGAAATTTAAAAACAGAAGGTCAAAAAGGAAATAATTTTCCTTGGCAATTAAAAATGTTAAAAGGATTACAAGGTATAATTAATGCTATTCTTGCAATTCCAGCACCAACACCACTACCAACACCACAAATAAGAACACCTCATACATATACAACTACAGCATCAGGTGCAATACCTGCTAATCCTAATTATGGATTTTCTATTGCTAATGTAGGTGCAGCTAATGGTACTGTAGATGGAGCAACTTTAAAACCAGGTTATACTGTAAGTTTTAGTCCAACATATAATGATTATTTAAATTCTATGAATTTTAATGCAACAGGTACTGAATTTTTAATTACTTATATTGATTAAGGATGTCTACTGACATAAATTTAAATAAAATTTTAAGTGTTCCTGGAAGCACAAGCATAAGATATGTTGTACCAACATATAATAAAAAATTATTTATTTCAGTTTGGGAAACACAAACTAATGGTGAATTTATCATGTTACCCTATGATGGAGGAGGTACTTACAACGGAACTATAGATTGGGGAGATGGTAGTACAGATATCAATGATGGTAGTGTTATTGGACACACTTATTTAAGCAAAGGAGTTTATACAATAACAATAAATGGAATTGTTATAGGATGGAATTTTAGTAATCTAGGTGGTTCACCTTATATTATTTCAGTTGTACAATGGGGACCATTACAATTAGGATCTGATTTAGGTTTTTATTTTCAAAATTGCCCTAATTTAGATTTATCTACAGTATCGGATAAACTTAACTTAGCAGGAATAACAAATATGGTTGGTATGTTTGAAGATTGTTCTTCTATTACAATTATTAATAACATAAATTTGTGGATCACTTCAGCAATTACTACTATGAATGGCATGTTTTATAATTGTTCATCATTTAATCAAACATTAATATTTGATACATCACTAGTAAATGATATGAGTCTTATGTTTTATAATTGTACAATATTTGATAAACCATTACTATTTAATACATTATCAGTAAATCTTATGAATGACATGTTTTATGGTGCTACTGCTTTTGACCAAGATATAGGTTTTTGGGATGTAACATTTCTTGGACAAGCAAATGGTTTTATGGGAACTAAAACTCCTGCAACTTTCTCTACTACCAATTTAGATGCTATCTACAATGGATGGAGTGCAACAGCAGCACAAACTGGAGTTTTTATAGACTTTAATGGTGCAAAATATTCACCTGCAAGTATAGCAGGTAGATCAGTTTTAACAGTAACTAAATTATGGAATATATCAGATGGTGGACTTTAAAATGAAATACTTAATTATATTATTTGTATTATTATCATCTTGTTCTCTTGAAAAAAGATTAACAAAGTATTGTCCACTATGTGTACAAAAAGATAGTACTGTAACAGTAATACAACTTAAGGATACTACAATAACAATCCCAGGTGAAACTATAACTCTACTAGACACACTTTATTGTGATTCATTGGGTAATGTTATATCTAAACTAAATGGAGACCTTAGAGACAAGGATGGCAAGTTAATTAGTCTACAAACAAAACTACAAAACAACATATATACATCTAAAGCTAGAGTTCAAACAATATATAGAACTATTAAAGGTAATGATGTATACCACACTAAGATTGTAACTAAAACACTAAAACCAGAAAAAATTAAATACATTCCATGGTGGGTAAATTTCTTTGCTGTACTAGGAGTAATATTATTTCTTATACTACTTATATACTTTAGTTACAAGCTGATTAAACTTTATTTATTATGAAAACACAATTATCATTATTACTAATATCAATACAACAAGAACTTTTGACTTTAATATCTATTTGCTTTGCATTCTTTTTACCAATATCTGGTATACTCCTCATGATTGGAGTATTAATAGCTATTGATACTTTTACAGGGATTTGGAAAGCTAATAAGTTAAATGAGAAAATAACTAGCAGAAAGCTCTCAAGTATAATCAGCAAACTAGCACTGTATGAAGTTACTGTGATAATGTTCTTTCTTATTGACAAATTTATTCTTAATGATATCATACTAACTTTTTTTAGTGTACCATTTATGCTAACTAAAGTAGTGGCATTAATTCTAGCTAGTATAGAAGTAATGAGTATTAATGAGAACTATAAAGTAGTCAAAGGGATAGATTTATGGCAATCAATGAAGCTATTATTTGCTAGAGCTAAGGATATTAATGATGACATTAAAAAGATAAAGAAATGACATACACTAGAGAGCAAATAGCAGCAGCTGTAAAAGCTAAAGGATACACTTATTTTACAGGTCCTGGAAACTATGATGTTAATGTAGTAGGAGTAAGAAACTCTGATACTGGTCAAACAGTAACTAATTTATTTGATGATAAAATGACTTTATCTTATAAATTAGATGGAGTATGGAAGTATCATGAATGGAATAATACTACTGAACCAGGTAAAAAAGGAGTTACACAATATCACAATTCAAATGGTGTAGCTAGATTAGTACCAGGACAGTATAGAGGAGTTTATGCTATAGCTAAACACCAAGGAAAATATGATGCTCTATGCCAAAGACTAGGTAATGTTACTGTATGGAGAGATAAAAATAAAAACATGACCTTTGATGAGGTTGAAACAGATACTGGTATGTTTGGTATAAATATACATAAAGCAGGTACTGTATCAAACTTTGTAGAGAATTGGTCAGAAGGATGTCAGGTATTTAAAAGATCAAAAGATTTTGATGAGTTCATGAAAATAATAAATAAAGCTAAAGACTTTCATGGCAATCATTTTACATATACTTTACTAGAAAGTAAAGATATTAATTAATTAAACAAACAATTATGAAATTTAGAAACAGCTGGAAATCAGCAACAAAACAATGGGATAAGATATCTATAAGACTTAGATTATCTTCAGTAGATGTATTTACTTTAGAATTAGATGTATCTAGAGAATTTTACATGTTAACAATATTAAACTTAACTATTAAAAATAGATAAAAGTAAAGTTCTTATTTAAGTTATAATAATCCAGGTAATTTAATTTATCTGGATTTTTTTTGTTTAAATATTTTTTATTTAAACTTTTATAGTATATTTGTTTAAACTTTAAAAATATAAACAATGGAAAATGTAGATCAACAAGAACAAGAATTAGATTTAACTCCTGAACAGTTAACAGAACGTAAGGAACAAATGCTTTCTTTTTATACTGAATCTTTACCATATTTAGAAGCTCAATTAAAATATGAAAGTTTACTAACTAGTATAGATGAAATAAGATTTAAAAGAACAAATATTCAAATGCAGTATGCTATGTTAGCATCAGAAATGCAAGAAGGACCAGAAGAAGAAACTACTGAACCTACTAAAAGAACATTAAAGAAAAAGTAATCATGGCTTTAGTTAACCAGGTACAGAAACGTGTAAAAATGCCCAAGTGGGACATTGTTAAATTTCAGATTTTAACTCATTGTTATGTTAATCATATAACAATGAGTGACTCTGATCTTAACTGTCTTACTCTATTAAGTTTTAACCAACCAATAGAACTTACTCATTTTTGTTATGATGCTTCTGCAGAAGATGAAAAAATATTTAAATCTTCTCAAACAGTAAGAAATTCTTTAAACAAATCAGAAAAAAATAATCTTATAATAAAAGATAAT